TGACGCATAAGCGTCACGTGGTACCCTCCGCATTGACGATCTACTCTTGCGCGATCGTTGGAGGGGGATCTCGTGACTGTCCTGGATGTCTGGGCTCGCGCGGGTTCCAACATCGATCAGCGCGCCAAGACGCTTCGGCCGCGACAAGTCGCGCTCTTCGTCCTCGCGGCCGTCCCGGTGCTCGTCGGCATCCTCGCGGCGCTGGTCTGGAGGGCCGTCTGGACGGCGTTCTCGTGGGTCTGGGCCGCTGCGATCGAGGGTTGGGATATGGGCTTGTCCCTCACGACGCGTAAGGACGGCGGCGCGTGAGCTTCCTCGATCGCATTCGCGAGCGCCGTCAGCGGCTCGCCAACCCGGTGGCTTCCGACCTCGCCCAGACTGATCGGTTCGGGTGGGGGCACGACCCCATCCCGTGGACCTTCGAGGACGGCAACAGTTTCGTTGACCGGGTGGCCACGGCAGACGATGTTTACGCCGTTATCAACCTGCGGGCACGGCTGATGTCCGGGCTCAAACTCGACATCTACCGGGGACGGGGCACCTCGCGGAAGGTGGTGGAGTCCGGCCCGGCGTACGAGTTGCTTCAGCATGTAAATCCGTTCTGGACTCCGCTCCGGCTGTTCCGTCAGGACGAGTTGGCGATGGGGCTTTGGGGACAGTCGTTCTGGGCCGTGGAGAAGGACCGGGAGGGCGTCCCCCGGGAGATCTGGTGGCTTAAGCCGACGCGAGTCGTCCCGGTGCCGGACGCGCGGAACTATCTCAAGGGCTTCCTCTACTACCCGGCCAGCGGTGGTCAGCCGATCCCGTTCGCGCCGGACGAGATCGTGTGGTTCCGCTACCCCAACCCGATGGACGAGTTCGCTCCGCTGTCTCCGCTCGTCGCCGCCCGGCGGGCCGCCGAGACCGGGGCCAACATGCTCGAATCCAACCGGCAGCTCTTCGCCCGGGGGCTGATGGTCGGCGGGTTCGTCGTCCCGGCCGGAGACAAGGTCAGCTTCACCAAGGAGCAGGCTGACGACCTCGAATCGTTTCTGGAGCGCCGGTTTACTGGCTCCAAGGGCGCGCACCGCTGGGCCGTGCTCCGCTTCGACGCGGGCTTTAAGGAAGCGCAGGTGTCGCCGAAGGACGCGGAGTTCGTCAACGGCATGAACATGACGCTGCGCCGCGTGTGCAATGTCTACGGCGTGCCGTCTCCGCTGGTGAACGACCTCGAATACGCCACGCTGGCCAACGTCAATGAGCTGCACAAGATCCTGTGGGCAAACTCACTCAAGCCCGATGCTCAGCTTCGCGCTAGCGAGATCACCGAGCAGTTTCTCACGATGTTCCCCGGCCGGACGCTGCACGCGGAGTTCGACTTCTCGCAGGTGGACGCGCTGCACGAGAGCGCGACGGCGGCGTGGGATCGGGAGCGGCAGCAGATCGAGGTGGGCTCACTCACGATCAACGAGTGGCGTGAGAAGCAGGGTCTTCCGCCGGTGCCGTGGGGTGACTCGTGGTGGGCACCGGTGAACAAGGGAGCCGTGAACGGGCCGACCACTCCGGCTCCGGCGTCGCCGGAGGTGGACGAACAGGAGGCAGCAGGAGCGCTGGCCAAGCTCGATCTGTGGCACCTGGACTTCAAGCACGGGCCGTTGACGCTTAATGGTCACGGTAAGATCAACGGGCACGGGAGGACCCATTGAGCACGCGCCTAAGTTACACGCGAGGGACTCTCGCGTCCGCACCCCCGGACGCACCCCTTGTGTTCACCGCGTCGGCGGAGGGGGTGAACCGATACGGCTTCTCACTCAACAGGAAGCGCTGGAAGATCGACAATTTCAACAGCAACCCGGTGATCCTGTGGATGCACATGGACTACACGCCGCCGATCGGCCGGGGCCGTGCGTCACTGGACTCCCGGGGTCTGCGCACCGATGTGACCTTCGACCGGTCCGACTCTTTCGCGGTGAAGATCGAGAACAAGTATCGGTCCGGCTTCCTTAACGCCGTCAGCGTCGGCTTCGACTTTGTTGACGCGTCCGGCGCGCCGGTGTCCCGCTGGGACCTCACGCCCGACGCGATCTACAACGAGGTGTGGTACGACCTCGCGGAGGTGAGCGCCGTCCCGGTGCCCGCCGATCCGCAGGCGCTCGTTCGGCAGCGGCACGCGCTCGCGATGGACTTCGGTCTTCGGCCGGACGAAGAGACTGAGGAGTGGCTAGCGGCCATGGGCGCGATGCGGCCCCGGACACCTCAGCCGTACTTCACCAACCCGTGGGGGGGTGTCGGATTCTCCGGCGGCCCGGCCGCTCCGCCGATGCCGATGATGCCGACCATGCCCACGCTCCCCGGCAACTCCGACGTGGAGCAGCGACTCAGCCGGATCGAGGCAGCCATCGAACGCCTTGCGGCGGCCCGCGCGCCGGAGGACCCCGGCACTCCGGACGACGAACCCGCCGACCATCAGCCCCCGGGCGAAGAGCCGGAGACCACGGAGCGGCCGGACGAGGTGGATGAGAACCTTGCTTCCGACTTGCTCGCAGCCATCACACTGTCCAGAGCGACGGACTAAGGAAGGACGCACATGTCAGGTATCACTCTCGATGCTCTGGCGCAGGAGATGCGGCAGAAGCTCGACGCCATCGGGCAGGACGTGTCCGATCGCATTTCGGATGTGAAGCTCAAGGGGCTTGTGGAGAACGTGCTCAAGGGGCTTCTCAACGACCCGGAGGGTGGCGAGTTCCTCCGGAAGCTCCGCTTCGGCGACGAGCGGGAGACGGCCATCGTCGGCACCAAGTACCAGCGGTGGGGGCTTGGCGTCGCCGATGTCGAGTTCCTTCACGAACTTCAGTGCTCGCTTCGTGGCCAGAAGCGCGTGTCGTCTCCCGGCATCTACGGCGGTCCGTCCGAGGAGCTGGACAAGACCTTTCAGAACATCTCGCAGGCGTACTACCTGCCGATGGACGAGGTCCGCAAGCTCGACCGCAAGGCGATAGATGACCTGTTCCCCCGGCTTCCGGTCCACATGTTCCACGGCCGGGATCGCGCCCTCGCGGCCCGTGGCGCGTGGGAAGAGACCTCCGCGTACAAGCGCGCCATGCTGGCCATGGACACGGCGGAGTCCGGCTTCGGCCAGCAGCTCATCGGCGCGCAGTACGTCGGCGAGCTGTGGGAAGCCGCGCGGCGCGAGAGCCGGATCTACAGCCTGATCGAGTCCTTTGAGATGACCGACCCCACGGCGTATCTGCCGGTGGAGGTGGACATCCCCGAGATGCTGTACGTCTCGGAGTCGGTCAACAACAACTCCAGCGCCTATCCCACCGTGAAGACGGGATCGCAGCGGATTCAGGTGGACGCGAAGAAGTTCGTGATCCATCAGATGTGGTCCGGCGAGATGGAAGAGGACTCGATTATCCCGTTCGTGCCGTTCCTGCGTCGGCAGGCTGCCGCGTCGATCGCCTACTACAGCGACTCGCTGATCCTGAACGGCGACACCACGAACGCGGCTACCGGCAACATCAACTCTGACGACGCCGACCCGGCCGACACCAAGCACTTCTTGGCGTTCGACGGCATCCGGCACGCGGCGCTGGTGGACAACACCAACAACGATAACGACATGGGCGGCGCGCCGACGCTGGCTGCGCTGCACGCGCTCCGTGGCGACATGATCGACACGGCCCGGCTGGTTGACTGGGGCCACCCGGCCAACCCGGAGGACCTGGTCTACGTGGCAGACCCGGAGACGGCCGACCGTATCGCCATGCTGGACGAAGTCCTCACTGTGGACAAGTACGGCCCTCAGGCCACCGTCCTTACCGGCGAGGTCGTCAAGATCGGCCGTCACCCGCTGCTCGTCTCGATGGCCATGCCGAAGACTGAGGCGGACGGCAAGGTGTCGGCGACTCCGGCCAGCAACACCAAGGGCCAGGTGCTCGCCTTCAACCGGCGCGGCTTCAAGACCGGTTGGCGTCGGCGCGTCATGGTCGAAACCGAGCGGCTCCCCGCCACCGATCAGACCAGACTTGTCTACAGCCTGCGTCTCGGCTTCGGCCGGTTCACACCGACCGGTTCCGCCTCTGGCATCGAGGCAGCGGCCACCCTCCGCAACATCACTCTCAGCTAGAACCGAATCTGAGCGGGCACGGACGGTGACAATCCGTCCGTGCCCGTGCGGGAGAGAGGAAGCAGACCATGGGACGCGCCGGGCAGATCGAGCGCATCATTGCAAAGGGTCAGGTGGTGCCCTTCACCACCACGTTCTCAGCACCTACCGCCGGTGCCACCGTGAACGCGGCCGGGTTCGTCGTGCCGTGGGAGTACGAGATCCTGGGTGTCTCCGCGCTCTCGTCGGCCACGGTTGCCGATGGCTTGGCCACGGTGTCTCCGACCGTGAACGGAAGTGTGCCGTCCGGCCACACCTACGCGCTCTTGGATGAGACGGTCAACACCAATTCCGGCGCGGCGGTGATCCCCCGGGGCAAGCTTGTAGGGGCTGCCGGAGACGTGATCGGGGCTCAGCTCGCCACCGATGCCGACTGGGACACCAGCGGTGGCAACGTGACCGTGACGATCTGGGTCTTGGCGCACCTGGAAGGTGTCTGATCATGGCCCGGTATCTGGTGAAGCACAAGTACCGGTCTAGCGCTTACGGGCCGTGGGTGGCCGGGGATCACGTCGAACTCGACCCCGGACAGGCGGCGTGGGTGAACCACGACTCACCCGGCACGCTCGAAGAGGTCGATCCGCAGAAGCAAGCAGAGGAGAAGCGCCGGGAGGTTGCCGCGCGCGAGCTGCACGCTTCATCGCCGCAGTCGCGCCGCAGGGC